CGAGTCTATCCCAAGACGCTGTAATCTGCTACCGCCGCCCCAGCACGGGGCGCTCTGACCGTCCCACGGAACGGCCGACGACCCTTGGCAAGGTATCGCAGCGCGTCAGCATAGTGGCTCGTCCAGTCGTGCAACGGCCTGTCCTTGAACCGCTGGCCCTTCTCGTCGTACTCGCGCCGGTACTGCCGGATGGCGTCGATCGCCCGTGTCATCCGCGCCCGAGCATCGTCCATCGTCTCGCCTGGGAACGGGTCGGGCGTGGCGTTCCACTCAACCACCGGCAGCATCTGGCGCACCGCCTGGATGCCATCGTCCACCGCGTCAGCATCGAGGATGCGAGGCTTGAGCCCATACCCTGCCGCGGTCTCGAGGCGCGACTTGCCGCTACCCCACTCCTTCACCGCGCCATCGTGCGGCCAGATATGGTCGGCGTAGACGTAATCCATCGCGAGCAGCTTCTTGGCGTACCACTCGAGGCCGACGCCGGAGCCTTCCAGCACGTTGATGATGCGTATCTTGTGACCGACGAACTGGTAGAACCAGACCACCGTCGAGTCACCGATGCCGATGTCCCATGCCGTCCCGACCGGCTGGCCGATGATGTGCGGGTACGGCCCGATGCGCCCGCCCTGATCGGCCGAAGTGATAGCATCGCCAAAGTACGCGCCCGGGATGGCCGCATCGAAGTCGCAGTAGTACTCCTGCCGGATGATGGCCTCGGCTTCCTTCTCGCCGCGTTCGTTCTTGAGCTCCTTGCGCTCTCGCTGGATGGTGTCGAGCGGGATCGCCTTGGTGTCCTCGACCGTCAGCACCTGACCGAACCAGTCGGGGTCCTGCTGGGCGTACTCGACGAGCCGAGCAAAGTGATTGCGACCTCGAGGTGTCGAGATGAAGATGGCCCAGCCGTTGTTCTCCGCGAGGATGGGACGCAGGAACGCCCACGCATTGGGGTCGGCCATGGCGTACTCGGAGAACACCACGCCAACCGGAGGCGAGCCGACCAGCGAGTTGTAGTTATCCGAGCCGACTACCTGCCAGGTCGAGCCGTTCTTGAACCGGATGAACATGTCCTGTTCGCGGGTCGTCTCGCGCAGCTCGGCGGGGAATGCGTCGTCTATGCGCCGCCTGCCGGTGTGGGGGTTGACCGCATCCCAGATCGCTTTGCGCGACTGATTGGCCTGCGGGAGCATGTGCCAGATGCTACCCACCCGCATCATGGCCGAGACCGCCGCCCAGTGCAGGCTGATGTCGTCCTTGCCCGATCGTCGATGCCACGACAGCGCGAGCCGCTTGCACCCACCTTCCATCGCACCCCATGCGGCCATCTGGTACGGACGCGGGAGCCAGCCGTTGGCCGGGAGCTCGATGTCAGGCATCCGTCAGCCGCTTGACCGTGACCGTGAGACCGACATTCCCGCTGTGGTCGAGGTCGAGCTTGTCGCCGTAGCGCTTGGGCTTGAGCTTCGAGGCCACCCACTTGCGAGCGTCGACCATGATGCGCTTGTGGTTCGCGTCGATGTCGGGGTTGTCGGCGATTTCAACCAACTGGTCTGCGTGAGACTCAGCCTGAGCTTCCCGCGCGCGCGTGTATTTCTCCAAGAATCCCGGATGCTTAGACAGCCATCCGAACACGGTGGACATGGCTGGCATGTCGGCATCCTTACAGATGCGGTTGAGCGACTCCCCTATGGCGAGTCTTGAGCAGATGAGATCGACCACCTCATCGCCGTAGTCTGTGGGCCTTCCGGCTGGCATCACTTCTTCGGCATGAGCCTACGGGCTGCCGCCCCCTTGCCTGCCTTCTGAGCCGCTGTCCGAGCCGTGCTCAGAGCGATGGCGATCGCCTGCTTCTGCGGTCGACCGGCCTTCATCTCGGCCGAAATGTTCCGGCTGATGGACTTCTGGCTGTAGCCTTTCGTCAATGGCATGTCACTTCCCCTTGTTGCGCTTACTGATCGCCGCTGCCTTGGACTTGGCGTCTTCCTTCGAGCTCGCGCCCCACGCCTTGAGAGCGAGGGCGAGGCGGGTCGGCTTGCCGCTGGCGTCCTTCATCGGCCCCGGCATACTGCCCATCCTGGCGAGGAAGGATGCCCGGCGAGGGTTGTCGCCTGACTTCACCGGTGCCTTGAGGTTCATCCCCTCGGCCTTCGCTGACCGGCGACCGGCCTCGTTCAGACCGCCCTTCGGGTTCTGTCCTGCCTTACGCTGCCATGCCGAGGTCTTCATACGATCTGTACATCTCCGGGTTCCCTTGGTCGGCCTCCGGGACCGCCTGGTACCGGTGCCGGTGCCGGTCCACCCAGCCCTGCGATCGCAACGCCGGTGCTCGCCCTGACCACGCGAGCCGCCCGAGCTGCAGCGCCGCCGAGCGATCCTCTTCCACCGCGCCGACGGAACGGGTCGAACCCTTCCCCCTCCTCGTCGGTGCCGTTGTCGCCGAGCAACTCTGCCTTCACTTGCGCTTCATTGCAGTCTTGACAGACTCTCTGAACGCCTTCGCGGTCGGCGCACCCTGCGAGCCGGGCTTGCGCATCTTCTCGCCGCTACCGGCCTTGATGCGCTCACGCTTGGCGTGGATGTTTGCGTACAAACCCGGCTTCATGCGGCCTCCTTCTCGTCAACACGGCGCACCTTCGCGCCACGGTAGAACTCGACCTTGGCCGGGGGCGGGGGCGGCTCCGGGTTGCACTCCAAACACCGCACCCACCCGCCCAGCCCGTCCGCAACCCATCCGCTGTTACCGCAGTTGAGACAGGTTGCGACAGAATCAGTCATGCCGCGAGTGTACCGCCAGACTACCGCTGCGGCAACTCGTTGCGAATCAAGGGCAATGCGTCCTCGAGGCGCATGACAACTAGCCACCCCTTGCCGTCACCCCGGCAGGCGACGACCGGGGTATCACCGGGGCCGGATGCCCGCACCGCCTGGTCGATCCACTCGTGGACCGCGATACCAGCCCGGCGCTTGACCTCCCACCTAAACCGACCGGTCGTGATGTCGTCGCCGCCGTCCCGTGCCTGTCCGATGTTCCGGCGCACCGCCCAGCCGAGCTGCTCACTCAGCAGGTTTGCCAGTTCCCGCTCACCAGCTGCGCCCTTACGTCTCTGACTTGCGCCCATGCTTCGCCCTCAGTTGGTGGTCGTAAATCTCAATCCCCCGCGTCATCGCGGCCCGGATCGTCGCCACACGGATGCCGAACTTACGCGCCAACTCCTTGTCGCCGGGGATAGCCCGCCGCGCCTCCCATACCTGCTTGATGAACTGGTACTGCTTAAACTTTATCTTGGGCGGTCTGCCTGTTCTCACGCCAGCGCCTCCACGATCGCCCAGCCCAGCAGCAGGATGCAGAAGCAGACGATGACGGCCTGCGTCAGCAGCTCGGCAAGCGCGGCCCACTTCTCCGGCGTCACGACTGCACCCCCTGCCGCGACTCCATCCAGCGCACCCAGGCATCGGTGAACCGAATCGCAAGACCGTCGTACTCGTACACCTCGCCGTCATCCCAGAACACGAATACCGATTCGCCGTCGAGCCGCCAGCAGCCGGTAAGGTCAACCTTCCCGCCAGAACTGCGGGTGTAGGCAAACAGCATCTCGCGCTTACTGCACTCATTAGTCGTGCTCGCTGCCAGCACAATCTGCCCGCCTGCTTTGTTGGCGATGGTGCCGACGATGGTCGGCTTGTCGGCGGCAACGGCAACCGAAATAGCAGCGAGAAAGCCAATCAGCAATAATGAGCGCTTCATCGCTGTATCTCCTCCGCGCTGTACCAGTCATCCTGTCTGCGGAAACAAGTCGGCCACTCCAACTTGTCAACGAACGAGCGGTCCTCAATCAGCACACGATTGGTGGGCTGCGCCGTATATCGCCCATTCTGCAGCTGCAGGAAATAGAACTCCTTGCTCTGCGTAGGGGCGGCGCTGAACGCATCGCCTACCGGCACCAGCGTGAAGAGGTAGTGGCCCCCGTGCTCCTCGTCGCGCACCCTGGCACGAGCGTTCATCAACGACAGGTACGGGTAGTCGATGAGCGAAAACTGCCACCCGTATGCGTCCCAAGTCTGCGCGTCGGCGGCCGTCCACTTGCTGTCGGTCTTGCGCGATGCGAGCTGATGCAGCGGCACATTCCGATATATCGCCCCGTTCTCGAACAGCACATGACAGCCGAACGCTCGGCCGGGGTAGGAAGTGATGCCGAACCAAACGCCCTGCAACCAGTCGTGCTTGCCGATCGCGTCAGGCTCGACCCAGACATACTGGTGGGCGGGTAGCGCACCGGAATGGGTGTACAGGGTCACGGCGTATCCTCCAACAAGTCCTCAAGCGTAGCGATCGCGAGCTCGAGGTCCTCGTCGCTAATCTGCTCCTGGCGGTGCAACTTGCACCACGCGGGGTCCATCCGGCGCAGAGCGTCACGCAACCCGCGCAGCATCGTCCACGCAGCATCGCCGCGACCGAGCAGCACATCTGCCTCGGTGCCAAAGCCATGCGCCCGTAGGCGTGTAACGGCTTGCGTTACATCCACCGTCAACGGCATCGCGTCAAGCTCTGCCATCGCCTCAAACACTTCGTCTTCCATGTCATTCCCCTATGTGTGTTAGGACGAATTGACATTAGCATCGATGCAAAATGGATGTCAACTTATTTTCGCATCGACTCCTCGACGATGATCCAGATGATGCGGATGACAGCCCCGACCACCATCGCAAGCCACACCGCAGCCAACGCCCCGAGCGCGAGGTCGAGGTCACCCACGCGACCGCTCCCGCAGCCGGGTTACACCGCGCTCACCGAACAGCGAGCGCACCATGCAGAGGATGCGCAGGTCACCAAGTGCATCGCCCGGAGCGACATTGCGCAGCAGCTCACCCGCCCGTTCGCGCAGCCATTCCATGCGCTCGAGGTGGCCGTGCTCTTCCGATCGCATCTGGTACCGCGCCAAGGTCGCCTCGACCAGGCGAAGCTTGCCGAGCGAGTCCGACACCCCGTGCTTGTTCCATTCGCTTGCGGCCCGGTCGCTGTCTTGCGTGAACCGAACTTGGTCTGCCGCGACCTGCATAGTGCTCTTCTGCGGCTTCTCGCCCGGAGCTGGCTTTTCCTTCTTGAGGTCGAACAGCCCCTGCCATTGATTGGCAATCGACTGGTCCACGACCGCCGCCTGGTCTGTCCCGTACCGCTGGAGCTTGATCTTCATCGCCTGTTCGCTGACCGGCTTGATGGGTTTCCTGATCGCCTTCCTAAAGGCTACCCACCTATCCCATGCTTCCTGATCTAACTCGTTCATGCATTCCCCGATGACTGATGGTGAATCCTGCACGGACTGTAGGCGGAATACGCCTACGGCAGTTCGTACAGAAATTGATGACTGACGGAGCCACCCTGCTGTCGGCTACTTTTCCGGTTTCCCGGTGACATTCGCGCTTCCCGACCAACGCCGCGCGCCCACAGGCTGTCCGCCCCGGTGTGGGTTTAAAGCACTCTGCGCGTAGTTTCCCCGACCAGAGATGCCCGAGCTGGGAGGCGGGTGGTTGACAGACCGTTCCCCTAGGTCTATCTTCACGACACCTCGACATGCAATCCGAGAGTAGGGCCATACCCCCGGCCCCGTCAAGCCCCCGCGAGGGGGTTTGTCGTTTCTGGCCTCCTCCACGGCCTCGCACAAGACATCAACCACTCCGCGCACCCACCGCCGCCGACGCGCCTTGATGCGACTCGCCTCCCGGCGAGACTCAAGGTTCGCCCAGTACCAGGCACGATGGTACGCAGCGCGACTCATGCGTCGACGGGCTTCGGGCGCAGACCGCTCTCGATCTTGCGGATCAGCCGCCTGGTCGAGCGCGACTGTTCACCAGCCTCCAGCTCCGCAACGACCTCGCCAGCGAGTTCGCGCAGCGCGTACCGCTCTGGTACCCCAACCTTCGCCCACTTCGACACAGCCGCCCGGGTAACACCGAACCGCCGAGCGATCGCGCTCTGGTTGCCGTACTTCTCAATCAATACTTGGATATCCACGGATGCTCCTGCTTGGTTGTAAACACTTGGAATCATGCCCTAAAAAAAAGTTGGCGACAAGTGTTGACATGGTTATTGCGGTCGGTCTATGCTTACAACCGTTGACACACACAACGAACGAGGACCACATGGACGCAACCCAAAACCTTATCGAATGGCTCTACATCCTGACCGCGATGGTCGGCGTGTTCGGCGTTGCCGCTGCCGCGCTCGGCATCTACGAATGGCTTCTGCGCCGCCGCAACAACGACCTCATGCCGCCCCCCGGTGGACGCGCCCGCATTTACCGCGCCGATCCCCCGTCTGTCAGCCGCTGGGGGAGCACACGATGAACAACTACGACGCAACCGTGGCCGAGCGCCGCGCCGCTTTCTGGGACAGAATCAAGAAACACCAGCCGATTGCCGACGAGCACTTCTTCGGCGATGAGTGGCGAGCATTGACTGAGACCCGCACGATGGAGGCCGCCAAAGCCGCAGCCTTCCAGGTGTACCTCGTTCGACTCAGCGTGTCCGATGAGTCTGACGAGGCCAGCAATCTGGACGAGATGCAGATGCAAACCTCTTCCGTCATGCACGACCTCCGACGAAAGGTGGCCGCATGACTTACCAAAGCATGGCCGACCTTACCCGCGAGAACGCCGAGCTCCGCGCCCGCGTCTCGGTACTCGAGTCCGAGCGCCGACTGAACGCCGGTCGCAAGTATGACCAGACCGACATGATCATGGCAGTTTCGTTCGCCAAGACGCTTGGCATGTCTTACCGCGAGCGCAACGATGCCATGATTCGCGCCCGTCACGAGCGCGACGCGGAATTCCGTACCCACTACATCCGCACCGCCCGTTCCGCGAACCGCTGGGTCGTCCAGTCCAAGCGTCAACTGCGCCGTGCGCTCGAGGTCTCACCGTGAACGACGACGATTCCTGGTGGCACCAGCTCGACCTCGAGATGCAGGAACGCGAGGAAGAGGAACGCATCGCAGCCTGCAACACCGCCCTATCTCTACTGACACAGGAAGAAACGCATGAACCAGTCTGAATCGATCGCCGCCCTCGCAGCGGCACTTTCCAAGGCGCAGAGCGCCATCACCGGAGCCTTGAAGGACAGCGCGAACCCGTTCTTCAAGTCCAAGTACGCCGACCTCGCATCGTGCTGGGATGCCTGCCGGTCGCAGCTCACCGCCAACAACCTTGCCGTCATCCAGACGACCGAGATCGGCGAGACCGGGGCGGTCCTCGTGACCACTCTTGCGCACTCGTCGGGCGAATGGATGCGCGGGTACCTGCCCATCCTGAGCAAGGACGCCGGACCGCAGGGGCAGGGCTCGGGTATTACCTACGCTCGCCGGTACGCGCTTGCCGCCATCGTCGGACTCGCCCAGATCGACGACGACGGCGAGGCAGCACAGGCCCGCGGCAAGAAGGAACCGACCCCGGACATCGCCAAGAAGGTCGCCGGGTGCCAGTCGGTCGCCGAC